ACATTCTAAAACTGCTGAATTATTTTTTTCAACAATAATGACAACTTTACCCATTAGATTTCTTAATTCAACATTACCAAAGTTTTGACCTTGATATTCAGAATCATATTCTTTACCTAATAAAATTGAATTATAATTTTCTAAGAGTAAAGCAAAATTTTGATACATTGTTTGATTTGTACTTTTAATACGAAGATGAATAATTATTGGATCTGCAGAATTAGGAGCAGTTGATGTTGAAAAAGCATAGTCACGAATAACATTCATTGCATTAACAAAATCAATATAATTAAATGTTTCTTTAATATAAAAACTATCACTTGTTGAAGTTGCTATAACAGGTTGATCATCTATAGAAAAAATTTCGAAATCGAGACATCTAACACCCTGTTTTAATAAATCTTTCATAATACAAAGATCGACAAAATCGTTTTTATAATTTCCTCCACTACAACAATTATAAGCTGACTTAATATAATAATCTTTAAATGTATAATTAAATTTTTCATTATTATCTATTGATCTGATTTTTCCATTTAGATTACCATAAATAGAATCCATAACATTACAATTTCGACCTCTTAATCGAATATAAGAAAAAATAATTAAAAGCATAATTATAACAAATATAAATGTGATAATACTAATTAATAATGGCTCATAAAGATTTGTTTTTAATTGGGAAAGTGAATTCATCGTTTTTTTTATAGTTTCTGAAGTGGTCATATAATATATATACTTTTTATAATAAAATAAATAAAAAGTATAGCGAAATAATTTATAAATATTTTACAAATACTAAAAACAAATAAATTATATAATGACGAATAAGTAATTAAATAAATATATATATATATTATTATAGCATAAAAATGCCTGGTGGACTTTTACAATTAGTTAGTCAAGGACAACAAAATATAATACTTAACGGAAATCCAACTAAATCGTTTTTTAAATCAACTTTTCATCAATATACTAATTTTGGCCTTCAGAAATTCAGAGTAGATTATGAAGGATCTAAAACACTACGATTAACAGAAGAATCCAGTTTAACATTTAAAATACCTAGATATGCTGATCTTTTAATGGATTGCTACATATCTGTTGCTTTACCAAATATTTGGAGCCCTATTCTTCCACCCCAACAAATTACTGAACAAACCACCTCACAGGGACTAGGAAATATCGAACAATGGGCTCCATATGAGTTTAAATGGATAGAAAATATTGGCGCCAAAATGATTTCAAAAATTAGTATAACTTGCGGAAATTTTACATTACAAGAATATTCCGGTGATTATTTATTGGCTTCTGTTCAACGCGATTTTAATTTTGATAAAAAAGAATTATTTAATAAAATGACCGGTCAAGTTCCCGAACTAACAGATCCCGCTAATTCAAATTCTCGTGTTAACTCATATCCAAATGCTTATTTTACAGGAGATTTAGCCGGCTCAGAACCTTCTATAAGAGGCCGAATTTTATACATACCATTAAATAGTTGGTTTGGATTAAAATCACAAATGGCATTTCCTTTAACATCCCTTCAATACAATGAATTACATATAAATATTACATTTAGACCAATTAATCAATTATTTACTATTCGTGATGTATTTGATGCTACTAATAACTATCCAAATGTATCTCCTAATTTTAATTTATGGTATATGCAATTTTATCGCTTTTTACAACCTCCCCCCGATGTTGTTATTGATATTAACTCATATTCTGATCAGAGAACATTATGGAATTCTGACGTCCATTTAAATTGTACTTATTGTTTTTTATCGAATGATGAACAACGATTATTTGCAGTTAATGAACAAAAATATTTAATTAAACAGGTTTATGAAAGAATAATTCCAAATGTTACTGGACCAAATAAAGTACAATTGGATTCATTAGGTATGGTTTCCAATTGGTTGTTTTATTTTCAACGTAGTGATGCTAATTTAAGAAACGAATGGTCCAATTACACAAATTGGCCATATAATTATTTACCGTTGAATGTAACACAAGCTCCCACCTCAGGAAGTTATACTATTTATAGAACAATAAATGGAATATTAACTCCAGTAAATATTGGCCCCGGTGTAAATCCAGATGGAACACTAACAGGTATTGTAATTAATCAAGCATATAATCCTCAGAATGATAAATTAATATTAATTGCTATGGGAATCTTATTGGACGGCTCTTACAGAGAAAATATACAACCAGCCGGAGTTTTCGATTTTATTGAAAAATATATAAGAACTACTGGTAATGCCCCATCTGGATTATATTGTTATAATTTTAGTCTTCATTCAAATAATACCGATTTACAACCATCGGGTGCTATAAATATGAGCCGGTTTAATCAAATTGAATTAGAATTTACAACCATTATTCCTCCATTAGACCCATTCGCACAAAGTTTGACTATTTGTGACCCGGAAACGGGTTCAATCATAGGAATTAATAAATCGTCATGGAGGATATACGATTATAATTTTGATTTACATCTGTTCGAAGAAAGAATAAATATGGTACATTTTATTGGGGGTAATGTTGGTTTAACTTATGCTACTTAAAAAGGCTCGCATTTGACGCGGGTGGTGTCGTCTCATAAAATAGTCCTGTTGCTGATATGGTTGTAGGATATTTTGTTTCAAATGATGTTATATTTGTATTTGTATCCGTTGTTGTATCTGTATTATACTTATCCGCAATACCTCTTTTTTTATTATACAATTCTAATCCTTTATTAAACGAATCAGTCCACTGATCCAACCCTTCGTATGGTCTCCTTATTTGAGCATCTTTTGAATCTGGATATATTTGCGCAAAATTAACATTATGATTATTATAACCTGTAGTTAATGGACTATGTTGTAATCCTTTACCAGCTCCATCATATGGGTCTACATCCTTTGTTTGACACTCTGTTTGTTTTGTAGGTCCAGGATTACAACCTTGACAATCTATATCAGACGTACACTGTTCTTTTGTTAGTAAACATTTAGCATTTGGTCCACAAAAATTCTTACAACTAACAGGATCATTAATAGGTAAGTTAACAGAGTGACTATATTGAGGTGAATTCAAATCATTATAATTTATTTGAGCATCTTCCGGATAAGGTATTACTTGTTGCGAATATTTTTCAAAGTCTGTTAGTCCCTCTTTAAAACTGCTACAAACTGAAGAACCATATTTTATGATAAACCTAAATAAAAATAAACATAAAAATATATATATTATTGTATATTTAAAATCGAGTGCCATATATACAATTTAGATTTTATTTATATTTAAAGCAAATAAAATTTTGAAGAAAATAAATAAGTATTATAATAATTTAATATATATTTATTATAACTAATGTCAACAACTGAAGATACTAGCGCTATTGATGAAAAGAAACACGAAGAAACAACCACTTCAATTACTTCTGCTGATTTTAAAAATTTTATTATAAATTATTTATTAAGTATTATTTTTACTATTGGAATAACTATTTTTGTTATTGGAACATTTGGATTATATACAACCAAGGTTGCTCAAGCAAATATTTTACCTGATAATATTGAATTAGCACCTTATACCGTTTTTGATCGAATAGTTAAAGATGAACCAATTGATATAAATATTATGAGACCATCTTTTTTTTCTGAAAGTAAAGATACATTATCACAAAAAGCTACTTTTAATTCTCAAGAATATTTAGACAGTTTTAATAAGAGTTTTTTATGTTCTTTAAAAAAAAACGCTAATGATCCTAAGGGAGGTTTGTCAGCAAGTGCTTCATTATTTTTCTCTTCTGTTTATGATAATATTGTTGCTAAAAACTTTCTTGCGATAAATACTATTTTTTATTATTTAAGTTACCTTCCTGAGTCAGCTATTATGTTTATTTATGGATTTTTTGGAATATTTTTATGGATTGCATTATATTTTTTTAATGTTTGTATTAGCATTTTTTATCATATAATAAGCATACCTGAATTATTTAGAAAAGAATCTTCTAAAATGCCTGATAGTTATTTTATAGCCAATCCTGATATTCCAGTATTATGGGAATCAAACGAAGATATTAGTTTTTTTAGTGTAAAATTATTATTATTTTGTTTTATTTGGTGGTGGATTGGACTAATATCTATATTTATAACACCAGCATTTTTTACATTTTATGGATTAATATCTCCATTATTTGCTACATATAAAGTAAAATCAATAAATAAGCCAATGAATATCGGTGATTTTATTAAAAATACATTTGCATATAAACAATTTTTCTTTATTATTCTTGCAACAATGAGCTTATTTTCAAATGGAATTACATATTTAGGAAGTAATTCTATTGTTGGTATTGTGTTAGCTATAGCTTTTGCATATTTTATGGGATTTTATACAAATGAAATGCCTACATCAGATGATGGTTTTGGCAAAAAAATAAGACAAAATATAAAACAATTATCTGTTAACCCTGTAAATTTAAAACATCCTGAATTAGTTGAAATATGTAAACCTATACCTATCGATGACCCAAAAATAGAAAACAAAATTAAAGCTGGTGAATATAGAGAATTGACAAAACCTAAGGAAGTTGGTGGTGAAAATAATGTTGCTCCACCGGCATATGAAAATAATGTTGCTCCACCAGCATATGAAAATAATGTTGCTCCACCAGCATATGAAAATAATGTTAGTCCACCAGCATATGAAAATAATGTTAGTCCGCCTCCATCAGCACCATTAATGGCTATATCAGATTATAATGAAAATAATATTAATCCGCCTCCATCAGCACCATTAATGGCTATATCAGATTATAATGAAAATAATATTAATCCGCCTCCATCGGCACCATTAATGAATAATGATATTAAACAACTAACAGAAACAGTAACCGCACCAGAATATACATCACGATTTGATGACCCTGACAATCAATTTCCAATACAAAATGGTGGAAAAAAGGGAAAAGGAAAAGGAAAAACAAAAAAATATAATATAAGATTTGTTTAATTATTGAAACAATAAACAATTTAAATATTAATTACTATTAATAAGTATGGGTAAAAATAAAAATAAGAATAAAGAAAAAACAAAGGTATTTCCATTTGTTAGTTTGTGCACTCCGACATTTAACAGAAGACCTTTTATTCCATTTTTAATAAAATGCTTTGAACATCAAACATATCCCAAAGATAGAATTGAATGGATTATTATCGATGATGGAACTGATCCTATTGAAGATCTTATAAAGGATATACCCCAAATCAAATACTTTTATTATGATGAAAAAATGCTTCTTGGTAAAAAAAGAAACTTTATGCATACAAAATGCTCTGGTGATATTATTATTTATATGGATGATGACGACTACTATCCTCCGGAACGCATTTCACACGCGGTTGACACTTTGCAACAAAATCCACAATTTTTAATTGCTGGTTCATCAGAAATGCATATATATTTTGATTCTAGAAATGCGGTATATCAATGTGGTCCATATAAACAATATCACTCAACCGCGGCTACATTTGCATTTAAAAAAGAATTGTTATCTCAAACAAAGTATGATGATAATCTTGCTTTAGCAGAAGAAAATAAATTTACAAAAGGATATACAATACCTTTAATTCAATTAGACCCGTTGAAATCAATATTAGTATTTTCTCATAAACATAATTCTTTAAATAAAGAGAAGCTATTGGAAATTCCTGAACAAACAAAAATAAATTTGTCACCTTATAATGTTGATGATTTTATTAAAGATCCCATTTTAAAACAATTTTATATGTTTGATATGAATACTCTTTTGGAAAATTATACACATGGAAGACCCGAAAATAAACCAAAATTATTAGAACAGATTAAAAAAATGGAAGAAGAAAGAGCTAAACGATTAGAAGATCATAATAAAATGCTACAATCACAGCAAAAATTATTGTCTTTTAATACAGATAGGGAATATGAAAAAAAACTATCAGATAAAAATATATTAATTAGTGAACTCCTTAAAAAAATCAAACAACTAACAACAGAAGTAAATGAACTTCGTCATTCAACAAGTTCTACATCTACAATAACAAAATAATATATATATATTAAAATAATATATATATATTAAAATAATATAAAGAATAATTACATAATAATATAATATATCAATATGTATTACGACGACCTTGTAGATTCCAACTTTAATGATGAATCATCAACCGAATGGAGATTAAGAATAAAAGAGGCGGATTATGCTGTAAAGAAATTGGATAAATATTACGATAAGTATACTCTTCCATTTAATCAAAAATGGACTGATGGGAAATATTATAAGCGTATTAATATTGAAAATTATGGATCTGCTCACAGAGGAAGTCTAATTCGAAATGCAGTTACGGGATTAAGATATGATATTTTAGTTGGCAGTAAAGAAGAATCCACTCTTTTCAAGGTAACTGATGCAACTGGCTATAACGGAAGAAAAGACCCACTTATACTTTTTTATGATTCTCCTGAACAGTATGAAAAACACCATTTTACTAATGTT